ATGAAAGCAGAGGGCAAGGAATTTAAGCCCATCTTTGGCGTTGAAGCCTACTTCGTACCTTCCATCGAGGAGTGGAAGGAAGAATATGAAAGAATCAAAGCAGACAAGAAACAAGCAAGAAAGGTCATTAATGACACAGACAAGGTCGAGGTTGAAGACGAAGGCGCCTCAAAGAGTAAATCTAACAAGATTAATTCTAGCGGCCATCTTGTTTTGTTAGCTATGAACCAGGTCGGTTTAAACAACATCTTTAAAATTGTGTCGGACTCCCATCAAGGTCACAACTTCTATAGAAAACCTAGGCTAGATTACAGCATGCTAAAAGAGTATGGTGAGGGGGTTATTGCGTCTTCTGCATGTCTAGGCGGCGTGTACGCTAGAGACTATTGGGATAACCGGGAGGATGGCGCCGAGGCTATCCTGGATGCTATGAGAACAACGACCCGACGCATGCTGGAGTACTTGGGCGATCGCTGGTACGGAGAACTTCAGTGGAATAACGTCCCCGAGCAACATGAGCTGAACAAATACGTTATCCAGATGCACAGGGAATTCGGCATCGAACTTATTTCGACCGCTGACTCTCATTATCCTAGCGCTGCGGCATGGAAGGACCGTGAATTGTACAGGCGTTTAGGCTGGCTTGGCAAGAAAGCGCCAGAGTACATGAAGTCAGAGCTTCCAGCCGACGTCGACGAGATGGGCATGGAACTGTATCCAAAGAATGGAGATCAGATGTGGCAGGCCTATAAGAAGTATTCAGAAGAATGTGAGACACTCTACGATGACGATTTGGTTTATGACTCAATTGTCAAAACTCATTGGATTGCAAACAATCGAATTGAAGATTTTATGCCTGACGACACAGTAAGACTTCCTGGCTTTGTTGTGCCCAAGGGCGCCGCCGCCGAGGAGACATTGGTCAAGGAAGCAATCAGCGGACTTCGCAAATTTAATTTTCACGAAGAGGAGGAATACATCGACCGGCTCAAGCATGAGCTTACCGTTATCAATGAACGCGGGTTTAGCAAGTACTTCCTCACGATGAAAGCGATCAGCGACATAGCAAACAGGCATATGCTGTCTGGCCCGGGCCGAGGTTCAGCTGCTGGATCCCTTGTCGCTTATGTTCTAGGGATCACACAAGTCGACCCTATTAAATATGGTCTCTTATTTAGTCGTTTCTTGCGCTCCGACGCAACTGATTACCCTGATATTGATTATGACGTCAGTGATGCGTTCGGGCTTAAAGAGATTCTCGCCAAAGAGTGGGGTGACACAACTGTTGTGCCGATCTCAAACTTTAACACATTACAACTTCGTTCGTTGATCAAAGATATCAGCAAACTCTACGAAGTGCCGTTTGTCGAAGTCAATACAGTGACTAGCAAAATGGTCAAAGAAGCAACGCCGAAGGCGAAAGCGGAGCATGGCATTCGTGCCGGCGTTTATGCGCCTACGTTCGAGGAGGTAATGAAATACTCTGAATCTTTGATTAATTTTCTGAATAAGTATCCACAGATTAAGACCCACGTTGAGGCACTTGTCGGTCAGGTTCGTTCAACTAGCCGACATGCCGGCGGAGTTGTAATTGGAGAAGACCTGGACAAACATATGCCCCTTATCTGCTCCAAAGGCGTTGTACAGACTCCTTGGTCCGAGGGCCAGAATGTTCGCCATCTTGAGCCGCTTGGATTTATCAAGTTTGATTTGTTGGGGCTTTCAACCTTGGAGATGATTCAATCTGCGGTAGCACACATACTTAAGAGGTATGAGAATAATGAAAGCCCCTCTTTTGAAGATGTTAAAAACTATTATGACACAGTGCTTCATCCGGATGCCCTAGACTTGAATGACAACAAAGTATACAAAAATATATTTCACAAGGGCAAGTTCGCTGGTATTTTTCAGTTTACTAACGCCGGCGCACAGAATCTGAGCAAAAAATCCAAGCCAAATGATATTATTGATATTTCTGCTATTACTTCTATTTATCGCCCTGGGCCCTTGAGCGCCGGCGTCGACAAATCCTATGTTAAGGCAAAGAACAGTAAAAATATCAGCTATCTTAACGAAGTTGTTGAAGAAATTACAAAAGAAACATCTGGCTTCCTTATCTTTCAAGAGCAAATTGCCCTCCTGGCTCATAAACTAGGAGATGGAATCTCTCTAGAAGAAGGAAACAAGCTTCGTAAGCTTTTAACTAAAAAAGGCGCTGGTAAGGGTCATGAAGAGAAAGAAGACATCAGGCAAAGATTCGTAGCCGGCTGTCTTAAAAATTCTATCACGCAGACAAGCGCGGAGAAACTTTGGCAAACGTTTGAATATTTTTCCGGATACGGGTTTAATAAATCTCATGCTGTATCATATTCAATTCTTTCCTACCAATGCGCTTGGCTGTTTAACTATTACCCTGAATGTTGGATAGCTGCTTTCCTAGACAAAGAGCCCGAGTCACGAAAGGAAGCAGCAATTAGTTTGGCTCAAAAATACGGCTTTAAGATCGAGAATATTAATATCAACACATCTACCAAGCAGTGGGAAATTGCCGAAGATGGGAAAACCTTGATTCAGCCGTTTAGCTCTATCAAAGGCCTAGGCGATAAAGCTGTTGAGCAAATTATTGATAATAGACCATTCTATAAGATTGAGGACATTTTGTTCAACGAGAACATTGTTCATGCCAAATTGAACAAAAAGGCACTTGACGTTCTATGCCGTTCAGGCGCATTGGATTGTATTATTGATGATAGATTTAATGGCTGCAAGCATTTTTGGATATCTGCCATCCAGGACAAACCAAAGAGCGAAAAAAAGCTAGAGGAAAACATCGCTTTATACGCGGAAGAGACTGATTTTACACGAGAAGAGAAGATTGAATACGTGTCTGATCTTACTGGGATGTTTCCGTTTGATCTCGTTTTGACGGAAGAAATTAGAAAAGCAATTGATAGACATTGTGTGCCGGCTATTGGCAATTGGGACAAAGATCTTGGTGTGGCCTGGTTCATTCCCCGGCACGTCATTCCAAAGATAACCAAGAACGGCAAACCATACTGGATCGTCAAGGTTATTGATGACACTTCCACTAGCAGCACCATTAAGTGCTGGGGGATCAAAGATAACGACCAGATACACCTCAACCGTCCTTATGCAGCGAAACTAGATCATAGCAGCGATTGGGGTTTTAGCACTAGATCAATTAGATATACATTTAAAATGTTGGGATAATATGGGAAGTTTAAAAAGAAAATACGCGCGCAAAGAGGCGAAGCGGGCCAAAAAGGAGATGAAGCAGCAGCTAACGATGTTTGATAAAATAGGGACTGAGTGTGCTGCATGTCAAGAGCCCTTCGACAGAAAGTCAAAAGAACACGCTATGACTTGGAATGTCGTTGTGCGAGAGAAAGAAGAAATAGTGAGATTGTATTGCCCTGAATGTTGGGCTAAAGCAAATAAAATTATCGAGGAGTTCAATAATGATTTTAGAGTACAAGAAGAGAGAAACAGCGATCCCGCCATCGAGAGCTAATCCTAGCGATGCCGGCTTGGATGTATTTTACAGCCCAAGTGACCCCAATATTTCAGTTATTAAAATTGAACCAGGGGATAATAAGACACTCCCAACGGGATTAAGCTTCGGAATTCCACATGGATACATGCTGCAAGTGTGCAACCGCTCTAGTATGGGCGCAAAACGATCATTGGTCGTAGGCGCCCATATTGTTGATAGTGGCTACGATGGTGAAGTATTTATTGACTTGCATAACATTGGTACAGAAGCACAATTTGTTGAGGCCGGATCGAAAATCGCTCAGTTAATTTTAGTTCCGGTAGTTAACTTTAGAGTTATTGAGGCAAAAGACGGGGAACTATATCGCGATGCCATCACTATCTCCTCTAGAGGTTCGGGGTCCCTAGGCAGCACAGACGAGAAGAAGCAAGCTTATGTCTCTGTGGCCGAGTTAGATATATCAGATAAGCACCCATCACATCGTCCCGGGACTGTGGGGGACTGGACACCCAACGGTTTTTAGGAGATAAAATGTCAGATAAAAATGAAACTATAAAAATGCTTATAAGCCCGGGCCACCTGGAAGATGATGAGCCCGGCGAAGAGGCAGATTTAGAGACTCTCGTTGATTATAATTTAGATTTAGTTGGCCACCCTCATCATTATAATCATGGCAAATATGAAACTCTTGATATAATTGAGGATTGGAATCTGGGTTTTCACTGTGGCAACGTTGTTAAATATATTTCAAGGCATAAGCATAAAGGACAACCCAAAAAAGATATTGAAAAAGCCATATGGTACTTACAAAGATATTTGGAGAAAATGTAAAATGAAACAAACTTATTCTTTTGACGATGTGCTTTTAGCACCAAAATTTAGTGATATCGAGAGTAGGTGGTCTATCGATATTGGCAACGATTTGAGCGAGTCAATTCGTTTAGAGTTACCAGTTATATCAAGTCCTATGGACACAGTCACAGAAGGTGATATGGCAGTTATGATGGCCGCCGCCGGCGGCTTGGGCATTGTGCATAGATACAATACTGTGCAGGAGCAGGCTTCAATCGTGGCAGACGTTTTTCGCAGATATGGGGACATGAATGTAGCTGCAGCTATCGGTGTCACCGGAGATTATGAAGCCCGGGCCTGTGCTCTCTGGGATGCTGGATCAAAAATTATATGTATCGATGTTGCACATGGCCATCACTCCTTGGTGAGGAAAGCCATGGCTGTCATACGCGAAATTATGGGAGAAAAAGTACATTTAATGGCCGGCAACGTCGCGACTCTCGAAGCGTTTGACGCTCTTGCCTCGTGGGGTGCAGATTCGATTCGAGTAGGTATTGGAGGAGGCTCGATATGTTCTACGAGGTTGGTTACTGGCCATGGCATACCAACTTTTCAAAGTGTTTTAGATTGCTCCCGGACTACTTACGATGTAAAAATTATTGCTGACGGCGGCATAAAAACAACTGGTGATATGGTCAAAGCGTACGCAGCTGGTGCAGACTTTGTTATGGTAGGCTCCATGTTAGCAGGTACCGCTGAAACTCCGGGAGAGGTCTTTTTTGGCAAAGAAGGCAAAAAATATAAGGTATATAGAGGAATGGCGTCAGCAAGTGCACAAAACGCATGGCGCGGCAAGACCTCTACTCCGGAAGGGGTTTCTACCACCGTTCCGTTCAGGGGCAGTATTGAGCCTCTTCTTCAAAATATTGCTGGCGGGATTCGCAGTGGTTTGTCTTATTCAGGCGCACGAAGCCTGGAAGAGTTTCGAAATAAAGCATCTTTCACCTTACAAACAGGAGCGGGACAAGTAGAGAGCAGTACTCATATTCTTCGGAGGAAGACATGAGGGATCCTACCATTCCCGACGCCGACGACAGAAAGAAAATCATGTTTTATGATAGTTCGGATCGACAAACGAAATTGAGAATTCGGTGTGATTTTGATGGTATTTCGCAGTCCCAGTTTTTTAGAATGATATTAACAGGCTACATAGAAGGGGATGAATTGATCCAATCGTATTTAAATAAATGCAAGGAGAAATATAAAATCCAAGGCCAACAAAAAAGAAGCAAAATTCAAAAGCTTCGCAAGAAGGCGGAAAGTTTAAATAAAAAATTTGCTTTAGAGAGCGATGAGATCGAAAATATATTTGATATTATTGAAATGGAGACCGGCTTATAATGAAAGAAAAAATAGGAGCAGAACAATCATACGCCCGACCCAAGACGTCAGAAGATCAACTGAGGGCATGTACAACAGCTTGTATTGATAACAAAATTTCCTGTCCAAAAGAAAATTCTGATTGTAGATATTGGGTTGATTACGAACGCGATTTAAATTGTACACTTATAACTGTAAAGCAACATGGTAATTTAAGTTTGCGAGAAGTTGCAGACCGTATAGGTGTAAGTTTTGTTAGAGTAAAACAAATACAAGATAAGGCTTTAAAAAAAATAGGTCATTTATTAAAAGACGAAGCTATTTAATGTGTATCTGAAGATGCATTTCCGGGAGAACAATAATGAACAAGAAGCTTTTAAACGAATCAGAAATACGTAAGATGATGAAGATCGCTAATCTTACTCCGCTAGCCAACAGTTTTGTTACGACGATTAATGAAACTTATGGCATGGAGGAAAACTATCTTGAAGAAGCAGAGGATGAGCTGGAGCCTACCCCGGAAGACGATATCGGCGCCGGCATGACCTCTGGTGAAGCTCCTATGAGCGTCGATCCTGCTCTGGAAGATCCTACATTGGATGACGTTGGCGGTGAGCCCGACGTCACCGCCGGCGACGACGCTGCTATTGATGCCGATCCCGAAATGGTCAAAGGCTTAGTAATGGATCTTATAGACATGGTAGTGGACGCCGCTCATGAGAAGTTCGGCGACGCAGCCCCGACTGCAGATGTCACCGAAGAGCCTCCCGTCGACGAACCCGCTGCTGATGTAGCTCCTATGGACGATGAGCCTGTAGATGCAGCTGCTCTTGACGAACCCATGGGCGACGAAGGCCCGCCTCCCGAGGATGACCTAGCGGCTGAGAATCTCTATATGGAGGATGATTCCCTAGAGGAAGACTTCGTTAATGAAGTTACTAGAAGAGTAGCTAAGCGACTGGTTAGGGCTGCTAAAGGCCGTCGCAAGTAAAAGAGATAAAATAGAATAAAAGATTTTTGGCAGGGGAGACCCTGCCTTTTTTTTTGGAGATGATATGGATATCAGTGTTGCGTTTTTAATGTTTCTTTCTGGCATATTCACATATGCTTTTTCACTCAGAATATTTAATGTTTATACGAAGTCTTTGTTTTATAAGATGACATTTATAAATTGCCTAACTGTATTAAGATTTGCTGATTCGATAGCACAAGATTTGATTAATAACTGTGAAGGCGCCGATAAAGAGTCGACCGACAAAGCTTTTGGCCATTGGAGGGTACTAGCATTGTACTCTCTAAAAACCTGTATGCCAGATGGCGCCTGGCAACAAATGTCTGTTGCAGATTGGGATTTAGCAATGAAGCTTCTAGGAGAGCTAGAAAAACAAAGGATTGAAAATGATTAAGTTGACCAAGGATAAGGAAGAGGAAAAAAAAGATAAAGAAGACGTCGTTTCGCTGGTTAATATGGCTCTCGATAAACCTGAAATCCGTGCTCTCGCTCTTTATGGCGATGTAACGGAAGAAAAGTGTATGGAGGTTGTTTACAGTTTGCTGGCGCTAGATTTTACATCCAAGAGCTTGAGCTATGAAGATCCTGAAGACCCGGATTCCCCAGCTATTGAAGTCGTGGAGCCAATTGAATTTTATATTTCAACTTACGGAGGACAGGCCACAGAAATGTTCGCAGTATACGATGTAATGCGAATGATAAGGGATACAACGCCGATTTGTACATATGGCCTGGGAAAGGTGATGTCCGCCGGCGTATTAGTATTAGCTGCCGGCACAAAAGGCGATCGCAGAATAGGCGAACACTGCCGCGTGATGATTCATGGCGTCGTCGCCGGCCAGCACGGGCA